GTGGCAACCATCGAGGTACGGCGCAAGAAAGTTGTTGCATGTGTCGATGTACAACAACTTCTCACGAGCATACCCATCGCGCTTGTTGTAGCCCTGTTCCATCAGCCACGCTTCGAGCATCTCATCACTTGGTGAGTACCCGCCTGTGGATTTGTACGAGCGAACCCAGTACTTGCCACCCTCGTTATCGATACACAACGCACGGCCTACCGTCTGGTTACCCTCGATACGCACAGCCATGCGCCACCCGAACTTCGGGTCATAGCATGTATACGGGTGAGTGTCATCACTGCCACTCTCGTCAGGGTCTTTGTAGGAATCCCACACCATGCACGACCTCGGACCACGATGCAGATGTGCAATCATTTCCTTGGTGGTATGGACGAACTCGCACCCAGTCGCTGAGTGTGCCGCGACCAAGTCACGAATGGCATGGTCGGGTAAGTTGGCAAAGTGCATGCGCAAGTACTTGCCAAGCGATGTAACAGTCTGCACATCAGCTTCACCCTTACGCTCGTTCTGCGTATACGCAATTCGAGTGGGGTCAAGGTCTGCGCCATGAGGCCATTGCAACAGTAACTCTTGCCAATTCTTGGGGCGAGACATACGCATGGCTTTGCGTACTGCTGAGTGCAGAGTCGCGTTGTTCTGCTCACGGGCATGCCAACGGCGAATGACTTGCGACACATCACCATTGTCAGCACACACCCAAAAGCCACGCAAGATGCGGGCACTTGTGTCAAAGATGTTTTCCATTTCATCGGCGTTGTAGCCTGCTTCGGTATAAGTTTCCATACCGTACCTCTTTCTAGTTTCAGATACCCTGTGAGTCGGCACAGGGCTTACCGTTTATTCCTACGAGTAGGAATTTATGCAGTCCGTTTCGGATTGAGTTGTTTGAGTATGTCCATGTCTGTTACGAGCATGTAATTACTTTTGTTCATAGGCACTATTGTATGCTTATGTTGCGTTGCTGTCAACTCGCCACACGACAGGCATGAGCGATAGCCCAGCTTGGCACGCATTGGTGGTACGCGTTCGTAATAACATGTTGTACAGATTAGGTTATGGTAGTGGCTCATAGTCAATCCAATCTAAGTCAATGCCATGCATGAAGAACACGCGCCCGTCTGCTAAACGAATGCGGTTGTAGTTGTACTCAGGGCAATCGGTGCATCGGTCAGGCAGTTGCACTGCACCAACCAAGTCACGGTGATTTAGCCATGTGATACCCACGCCTGTATCGGGTTCATCTATAGAGTCATAGCCCGCCACAGTTACGCGGGCATGTGCCAAGTCTTTGCGCATGCGCACCTCTGGGTGTCTGGTCATATGCGTTTGCCTTTCTTCTCGAATGTGCCGAGCCATTCAGTACCTTCCACATCGGGTTGGTAATGTTTAATCTCGTATGTCGCATCGTGTGGTAAGGGCACGATGAATAGGTTGTAGGTGTACCCTTCCTTATCCATGTGCTTGATTAGCTGTTGCAATGTGCGTGTCGGGCTTGTTGTTATCCAAGTGAACGCACTTGATGCATAGAAGTGTTTGTTCTCAGTCATACGATTTCCCTTTCTTTAATAGCTTCACATATACAGGCCGCGAGATAGTTCCACCCGCGTTCGTTAGTCTCTGCAAGGTCGCAGAGGTCTTCATAAGGTTTGTTTAATACTTGCAGTTGCGGAGTTTCTACCCCCGCCACTTGTGCAATACGGGCTACGGCAACCCGTAATTTTGTTAGTTCTGTCATGTGTACCTTTCAGTTTCGAAATTTCCTACTGGTAGGAAGTAGTGCGGTATGCACCCACAAGCCCGCATTTACACAGGCTTGCAGTTGTCTACAACTTGTTGTAACGCACAGTGTTCCACGTGAAACACCATGCGCATCGTCTACTTTTGGTTTGATTCGCATACACGATAGGTCTTGTCGTTCGCACATATTCCCTTGTGAGGGTTTGCGTTCCGCTTGTATCGGGGTCATTGCATAGGCGCGAGTAATCATCAGGGCGGGTGTGCCCCAGTAAATAGATAGTTGATTGCTGTTGTCTATGCACCGCAGATGAACTGCTGTTGTCCGATGCAATAGGGGTGCGCGATGCACCCCGACCATTTAAGTGTTAGTACAATTTTCTATGACCTCTGTTACCAAGGTCATATGCCGACTGCCTACGGCACGCCACTTTCGCACAGGAAGCGTCAACTAGTAACGCTGTATGCTTCTCGTATACATTAGTTCCGAGGGGCGATGTAATTTAAGCCATTGGTGATGGCTTGTGGTTAGTATGTTTTTAAAGAACTTCCTACTGGTAGGAAAAAAGAAACCGCGATAGATTTCCCATTTATTAATACCCAGTATAACACACTAGAAGGTACTTGTCAAGTCAGAATATGACTAAATAATGGGAAACAGTAGCAAACAATACTAACGCATACGGGTGATTTCTAGTGCGCGGTCTTCGCCCGCCCGCTTACTCTTGAAGCGTTTGCCGTCTGGCTTGCCGTTGTAGTAAGAAATTAGGGCTTGCATGTTGTGCGTTAACTCGTTGGGCACAAAGAATGATTGCCGATAACCAAGGTCTTGTAGTTTCGCTTTGGCTTCGATGCTTGTGCGTACCATGTCTTTGCTCTTGCGTGCGTCACGCAGGGCGCGTGCCTGTTCGCGGTTGCGACTGGCTAATGTGTTGGCTTCTGTCGCGCTTGTGTTGATGCGCCTGTCTATCTCGCGGTTCGCCATCAGTGCATCAATCGTGGCATCAGGCAACGCCATGTCATCTAGCCCATCAAACAAGTCTGCGTACTTGGTTTTTGATAGTGCAGACATCTCGCGCTTTACTTGGGGCAATACTCCGCTCATCTTGTGGGGGTTGCGGTCAGGGGTCGGGGCTGTGTACCAAGTGGTAAAGTCGTTGATTAGAGACATGGTGTTCCTTGTGTTCTGTGTTCCTTGAGATTATAGCCGAAACCAAAATGGAACGCACTCGGAACGATGGGTCAAACGATAGTGGAGGTGCGTGGTTAGTAATGAAAGATAGAAAATAAATTATGTGTTCGCTGAAACTTGGTTTTTGAAAATAGTTTCTAGACAAAAAAGGGAATGCGCTGGGGCTAGTCGAACGAACGGAAAAAGCGTTGAAATTAAAAGATTCCTACCAGTAGGAAATTTGCCAGCCAGACTTCCCACAAACCACAAAACAAAGAACAACTAACTAATAATAATAATATATATCTATATCTCTCTCTCTCTCTGCTGTGCTGTTCTTGCTTCGTTGCTACTAAACATCATTAAAAGATGCGTTCCGATAACTTGAGTAGAACTTTAAGTACTTGCATAGTTTCTTAGAACACAGAACGCGTAGTTGCATAGGCGTGGTTGCGTGGGTGCTACGGCAGGAGAGCCACCAGTTCTCACCAGTTCTCAGAAAAAAAGAAAAAATAAAACCCGCAGGGCGCAAACCATGCGGGCAATAAAAAACCCCGCTTGCGCGGGGTTCTGAAATTTCCTACTGGTAGGAATTATTCGCTGATTTTATAACCCTCAGATTCGAGGTAAAACTGTACGCATTGCGCGAGTGTTCTTTCCTCAGTTTTAGAGTTATAGGTTTCCTCGATTTTCTTAATCGTTGCGTTGAATTCTTTGTGTGAAAATACTTTCGCAATAATTGAATCTATTGTCGCGGGCGTGCTATCACCACTCGCGCCACCTTTAGCCTTACCCTTTGATGCACTAAAACTAAAAGGTACATTGTCATTCACCGCGCCTACAATCGAGGTTATGTAATTCAGTACAGTTTTTGACGATTTACCTTTGAATAACCCATTCATAGAATCGGTCAATGTCGCACGATGTACGCATGTTTTAATACTCTTACCAAATTTCAACCCATTGTCGCGACATTCTTTCACCTTTGAATTGATGATATCTAAGGCAGTCGCGCCCGCATGCACCGCGCCCGCAATAGATTTAATGGTTGCAATAGAATCAAATTTACTTACAGTTTTAGCGTTTGTCATAATATCCCCTAAAGTTTCTAGGTATTGGTAGAGATAAGACACTCTTTAAACCAATGACTATATTATGCTCTCTTTTAATGCTTTTGTCAAGTGTTATATATTCTTTCCTACTGGTAGGAAAAACGCGCCAGCCCCAAACGATTCGCGCAACCAGTTCCCCCACCCGCCCCCCACCGTCCCGCTATGGGCTTGGAGTCCCGCCGTTGCTATACACTGTATTACACACAAACGATGTCCAACAAATTTCAAATTGACCCCCCACCCCCCTTCATATTTCCAGCCATCTAGACCCCACCCCCCACGTTCCGGAACATACCCCCATCAATATTTTTTAACCGGTTCTATTATTTTTTGGTATAGTGCGCCCATGTTTAATTGCGTCCCAGAGTTATCCCACCCTCTGCCAGAGGCAGAAAAAGACGTGCTGAATTTGCACGAGAAGGTGGCTGCGCTCTTTAAAACTGTCGAGTTCTTAAAAGCGTTTGGGGCAGATGACACCCCCAACGAAGAAGATATGGTGAAAGCAAGGGCAGGATTCCATGCGTCAATCGCGGATTCCACAGACCCATCTACCATTCCAGCAAACATAGCTACGGTAAACACCGCTGGGTCGGTGATGCACTTGAAACAGATTCTGAGCGAGTACGACCATGTGGTCGTCAAGTCTGCTGTACAGATTCGCACCTACGTTACTAATAAGTTAATTGAAGAATCTACCAACCCTGACGCCAAAATCAGGATGCGGTCTTTAGAGTTACTTGGTAAGATTGGCGATGTTGGCCTCTTTATAGAGCGAAGCGAAGTCACGGTCAAACACAAAACGACCATCGAGTTGCAAGCGTCTATTAAAGAGAGGATTTCCAAACTACTGCAAGTTCGCAGTAAGGCCGAGGAGATTCAAGACGTGCCCATCAAAGCGGTCAGCCTGCGCGAAGCGGCAGATGATATGTTGGACGACACACCTGTAACCCTAGTAGTGGATAACACCAAGACCGATGAACGAGACTTCCGAACTTGAACTAGCCCATTTACTGAACCAAGACTTGTCTTTGCTCAGTGAGGAAGAGTTACTTGCTTTGGAAGAAGAAGTCGTGGAAGTCGAGCGTCGCGAAGTGGCGCGGGCGTCGCGAGATTCTCTCTTGGACTTCTGTGTGCGTATGAATCCTGACTATAAGGTTGGGGCGCACCATAGGAAGTTGGCGGGTTTGTTAGAAGATATGGCGTTTGGGCGCAAAGACCGTGTGGCTGTGTCTGTTCCACCGCGTCACGGCAAGTCGTTTCTTGTGTCAGTCTATTTTCCAGCATGGTTTCTAGGCAATTTCCCTGATAAAAAAGTACTTATGGTGTCCCACACCTCAGACTTAGCTGTTGATTTTGGTCGCAAAGTGCGAAATTTGGTAGACCAAGCAGCATACAAAGAGATTTTCCCGACTGTAACACTAGCAGTTGACTCAAAAAGTGCAGGACGCTGGAATACTAACGCAGGAGGAGAGTACTTTGCAACAGGTGTTGGCTCTGCTTTGGCTGGTAGGGGTGCGGATTTACTATTAGTTGACGACCCACACAACGAACAAGACATCATTAACGGCAACTACGAGGTATTTCACAAGGCGTATGAGTGGTTTACCTTCGGTGCGCGTACACGTTTGATGCCGGGCGGTCGTGTGGCTATCGTCCACACACGCTGGCACCCCAATGACTTGATTGGGAACATGGCGAAAGACATGGCGCGTAACGGCGAGTCCGACCAGTACGAGTTTTTTGAATTTCCAGCGATATTTAACGAAAACACGCCAGAAGAAAGAGCGTTGTGGCCTGACTTCTACGACTTAAAGGCTCTGCACCGCACCCGTGCGTCTATGCCCGCGTACCAATGGAACGCACAGTACCAACAAAACCCCACATCCGAAGAAGGTGCCATCATTAAGCGCGAGTGGTGGAAGCTATGGGAGAAGGAAGACCCGCCAGACTGCGAATACATCATCATGACGCTTGACGCGGCGGCAGAAAAGAACAACCGCGCTGACTTCTCAGCCCTGTTGACATGGGGCGTGTTCGAGGATGACGAGTTAACCCAAGGTGCGGCGCACTTGATACTGTTGAATGCGATCAATGTGCGGGTGGAGTTTCCAGAGTTAAAAGACCTGTGCATGCGCGAGTACAAAGAGTGGGAACCTGACTCGTTCGTGGTTGAGAAGAAGTCCAACGGCACCCCACTGTTCCAAGAATTTAGGCGAATGGGCATTCCCGTGGCAGAATTCACCCCACACAGGGGCACGGGTGACAAAGTGGCACGCTTGAACGCGGTTGCTGATGTGTTCAGATCAGGCATGGTCTGGTATCCTGCGGGTAGACGCTGGGCGGAAGCTGTGGTTGAACAAGTAGCCGCATTCCCAGCCTCTGAAAATGACGACATGGTTGACTGCACGTCAATGGCGTTGCAACGCTATCGCAACGGTGGGTTTATCCGTCTTGACAGCGACTATGAAGACAGAAATTATTTGTCGCGTTCGCGTAAAGCGGCGTACTACTAAGGATACCGATGGCTACACAGAAATTCATGGGAAGGCATCAACTCATTGATCGCTTAACAGCGCAGGTGGGTTCGCGTGAAACCGCAGTTTCTATTTTGCAAAAACGTGGGCATTTAAATGCCGACGGCAAGACTCTTACAAAAGCAGGTGAAGCCCGCGACAATATGACAGCACGCGAACGTGCGATTGACCGCGCGAATAAGAGCAGTGGTAAAACACCCTCGGCGTACAAGTATGACCCCCGCACCAACCGTGCAACACTCAGGAAATAATATGGCAATCGATAAAGCACTTTATGGCGCACCAATGGGCTTGCAAGATACATCAGGTCCAGACCTCGAAATCGAGATAGATAACCCAGACATGGTGACCCTTAATGACGGTAGCGTAGAGATTACTCTCGTGCCCGATAAAGAAAAAGACGAAGACGGCACAGATTTCAACGATAACTTAGCTGACCACATAAATGAAGGCGAGTTAAATTCGTTAGCAGGTGATTTGCTAGAAGACTACGACAACGACATCAGCAGTCGCAAAGAGTGGGAAAAGACTTACACAGAAGGTTTAAAACTTCTGGGCTTGCAGTATGAAGAGCGCACTGAGCCGTGGAGCGGCGCGTGTGGTGTGTTCCACCCCATGTTGACAGAAGCAGTTGTTCGCTTTCAATCTGAAACCATCATGGAAACATTCCCAGCGATGGGGCCTGTTAAAACAATAATTATTGGCAAAGAGAACCGCGAAAAAGAAGCCGCTGCCAAACGCGTGCAAGATGACATGAACTATCAGTTGACTGAAGTCATGGTTGAGTACCGCCCAGAACACGAGAAGATGTTGTGGAACTTGCCCATATCAGGTTCAGCATTTAAGAAGGTGTACTACGACCCCGCGCTAGCACGCCAAGTATCGATGTTTATACCAGCAGAAGATGTGATTCTGCCGTACGGAACGTCTGAGATGACACTTAGCCCCCGCGTGACACACCGCATGCGCAAGAGCGAGAACGAGATTAAGCGTCTTATCAATGCAGGGTTCTACCGCGACATCGAGTTGGGTGAACCAAGCAAAACAGTTGACGAGATTCAGAAAGCCAAAGACAAAGAGACAGGTTTCAGCGCGTCATACGATGACCGCTTTCAGTTGCTTGAAATGCACGTTGAGATTGATTTGCCCGGCTTTGAAGACAAAGACGAAGATGGCGAAGAGACAGGTCTTGCATTGCCATACGTCATCACGATGGTCAAAGACACCAAAGAGATTTTGTCTATCCGTCGCAACTGGAAAGAACCAGATAAAACACATCAAACACGCCAGCACTTTGTGCATTACCAATACATACCCGGCTTCGGAGCGTATGGCTTTGGTTTGATTCACTTGATTGGTGGTGCTGCAAAGAGCGCAACATCTCTTACACGCCAGTTGGTTGATGCGGGCACGCTGTCTAATTTGCCCGGCGGTTTAAAGACCCGTGGCTTGCGTATCAAAGGAGACGACACTCCCATCGCACCGGGCGAGTACCGTGATGTGGACATCACATCAGGCACACTAAAAGACAACATCGTCAACCTGCCATACAAAGAGCCGAGCCAAACGCTGTTGGCGTTGATGAATCAGATCGTTGATGACGCACGCAGATTTGCGGCAGTCGCTGATATGAAGGTCGCTGACATGAGCGCGAACGCGCCCGTGGGTACAACGCTGGCTATCCTTGAGCGCATGTTAAAGGTGATGTCTGCTGTACAGGCTCGACTGCACTACAGCTTGAAACAAGAATTGAAACTCTTGGCTGGCATCATCCGCGACTACACAGACCCAGACTATTCATACGATGCTGATGGTCCACGCGGCGCACAAGCTAAAGAGTCTGACTACAACCAAGTTGAAGTAATCCCTGTCAGTGACCCCAACGCGGCAACCATGAGTCAACGTGTTGTGCAGTACCAAGCCGTCATGCAGATGGCGCAACAGGCACCGCAGATTTATGACTTGCCACAGTTGCATCGCCAGATGTTAAATGTGTTGGGTATCAAGCATGCTGAGAAACTCGTGCCGTTGGAAGATGACATGAGGCCAATTGACCCAGTCACAGAAAACATGAACATCATCAAGGGCAAACCAGTCAAAGCGTTTATCGCCCAAGACCACAAAGCCCACATCGCCGTCCACATGGCTGCGATGCAAGACCCCAAGATTGCACAAGTGTTGGGTCAGAACCCGCAGGCTCAAATGTTGCTGGCTGCGGCACATGCACATATTGCAGAACACCTTGGGTTCGAGTACCGCGCACAAGTCGAAGCACAGTTGGGGGTACCACTGCCTGCACCAGACCAGCCGATGGACCCGAAAGTGGAAGCGCAACTCGCACCGTTGGTGGCACAAGCCGCACAACAGTTGCTACAAAACAATCAGAAAGAGATTGCTCAACAGCAAGCCCAACAACAAGCACAAGACCCAGCCGTCCAAATCGAGCAAGCCAAGTTGCAGTTGGAAGGCAAGAAGGTCGAGATTTCCGAGAAGAAACTACAGATGGATGCGGCTGCGAAAGCAGATCAACTCGACATCGAGCGCGAACGCATCGCTGCCCAAGAACGAATCGCTGGCATGCAGACTGGCGCAAAAGCGGAGAGTGACAAGCTGAACCTCTCTGCTAAACAACAAGCCGAAGGCTTGCGTATCGGTGCAGAAGTGGCTAAAAACCGAGCACAGATGGAACAACA